TAGTAAAACTCATAAGTTAGTATTAACAGGTTTGTTTGGTATAGTCAATAGAGTTGTATCAACAAAAGAACTCATTGATAGAAAGCAGTTAGCAAATTTAAAAGTAGTTTGCTTAAACTTAAAATATCCAGAAGAAGAATCTAAAAAGGTATATGGTGTAAAATACTTTGAAGAATTAGAATATCTTACTCAAAATAAGGCTCGTAATAAATACATACGAAATCTTACCTTAGCACTAAACGGCAATACTTTATGTTTGTTTCAGTTAGTTGAAAAACACGGTGAAATTTTATTTAACTTAATTAAAGAAAAGGCAGACCCTAAACGAAAAGTATTTTTTGTTTATGGTGGAACAGAAACAGATGATAGAGAAAAAATTAGAGCCATCACAGAAAAATCGGATAACGCAATTATTATCGCTTCTTTCGGGACGTTCAGCACTGGTATCAATATTCGTAATTTACACAACATTATTTTTAGTAGCCCTAGTAAAAGCCCTATAAGAGTATTACAAAGTATTGGCCGTGGTTTAAGAGTTGGTGATAAAAAACAAAGTGCTACAGTTTATGATATATCTGATGATTTAACATATAAAGATAAAAAGAATTTTACGTTAACCCATTTTCAGGAAAGAGTTAATATCTATAATAGAGAAAGCTTTAACTATGAAATACACACCGTTAATTTAGATAAATAGTTATATGAAATCTTTAGACATTAAAAATGCTAAAATCATACGTCTAGTTTCTGGAGAAGAAATTGCTTGTAAATTGGACGATTCAAGTGCTGAAGAAACTGTAAAAAAATCTCGTTTGGTTAGATTGAAGGATCCTATGTTAATTAAATATGTTCCTCAATTTACTGAAATGGGTATCACAGATTATATAGCCCTAGTGCGTTGGGTAGGATTTACTAGAGATAAGATAGTTACTATACCAATAGATAAAATACTTACCATTTGTAATGCTACTCCTGAGTTTAGTGAAAGATATACACAGATTGTAGGAAAACTAGCAAATGTCAAGGACAATCTTCCTTCCTATATAGAAAGAAATATGAACAATGAAGAATTCGAGCGGTCTAAAAGACATGATGATATTGATGAAGGCAAACTTGAAGAAGTAAACGATATAATAAATATGCCAAGTAAGAAGTTACACTAGATAGGTAGCCAGGGTTCTACTGAACAACCCACATGGGTATTATAACAATGAAATTAGATTATGTCAAGCGACCATGAAAATTAGATTTTATAAAAGATTAGATGGTATGAGATGGTTAGGCTTTGTACTGGCCATGATAGGTGCCTACATACTATCAAATGCAAATCCTAGCACTCAATGGGTAGGATGGTCAATTGCAACAGTATCCTGTAGTATATGGATATACATGGGTATAAAAGATAAAGACACACCTAGAGCACTCATGGAACTTATGTATCTATTACTTGCATTAAGAGCTATTTACAATTGGTTAATATGATAGACCATTGACAAAAACAACCAAATGTAGTATTATATAATTATGACTAAAACTAGAAAAAGATCAGCACATTATGTAGATAACAAAAAGTTTCTACAGGCGATGATAGAGTATAAGGATAAGTGTGATAAGGCAGAAAAAAGAAATAGAAAGACACCACGAGTTACAAATTATATTGGCGAATGTTTTTTAAAGATTGCAAATCACTTATCTTATAGACCTAACTTTATTAATTATACCTTTAGAGATGATATGATTTCTGATGGTATAGAAAACTGTTTACAATATCTTAAAAACTTTAATCCAGCAAAATCAAATAATCCATTTGCTTACTTTACACAAATTATTTACTATGCTTTTATAAGAAGAATACAAAAAGAAAAAAAACAAACAAATATTAAGTATAGAATGATTGAACAAGGAAATATAGATGAATTTTCTGTATTGCCAGGTGACACAAATAACGATTATAAAAATCAGTTTTTAGAATTTTTAAGAAAAAATAAACCATCAACTGAAGAACAACCAAAAGCTAACGAGATTAAAGTAAAAAAAAGAAAAAAAAGAACTTATAATAGCGTTTTAGATATATAATGAAAATAGCATTGTTAAATGATACACACTTTGGTGTCCGTAATGATAGCGAAGCATTTAGAAATTATCAATTGAGATTTTATAATGAAATCTTTTTTCCCTATCTACAAGAACATAATGTAAAAACATTAATTCACCTAGGTGATGTTGTTGATAGAAGAAAGTTTATTAACTTTCAAACTGCTTCTGTTTTTAGAAAACAGTTTTGGGATAGATTATATGAAGAACAAATTGATACACACATTATCATAGGAAACCACGATACATACTTTAAAAATACAAATAACGTAAATGCTATAGAAAATTTATATTCATCATTTGATAAAAAACATGAACCTTGGATATATACAAAGTCAACAGTTGTTGATTTCGATGGCACATCTATACTATTTGTGCCTTGGATATGTGATGACAATTACGATCATTCTATGGAAATGTTAAACACAGCTAAAGCAGATTTATGTTTTGGTCACTTAGAGATTAAAGGTGTTGAAATGCAAAATGGTGTAATCAATGAACACGGTTTAGCAAAATCAGATTTTAATAGATTTGATAGAGTTATATCAGGCCACTTTCACAAACATACAGATGATGGTCAAATACACTACAATGGCGCTCAATATGAAATGACGTGGTCAGATTATCAGGACCCTAAAGGGTTTCATATTTTTGATACAGAAACTAGAGAAATAACAAGAGTGCGTAATCCACTTACCATACATAAAAAAATAATTTATGATGATAAAAAGAAAGACTATAAAAACTATGATATAAAAGAATATCACAATCACTTTGTTAAGTTAATTGTATTAAACAAGACCGATAACGAGGTATTTGACAAATTTGTAGAAAGATTGTATAATGAAATAACAGTACACGACTTAAATATTGTGGAAGATTATTCAGATATTAAAGCTAGTGTAAGAGAAGACATATTAGAAATGGGTGAAGACACAGTTACATTCCTAAATAATTATGTTGATCAGTTAGAAACAGATGTGAGTAAAACTAAACTAAAAGAATATTTAAAATCAATTTATATTGAGGCTAGTGATAACAAAGTATGATATATTTTAAAAAATTAAGATGGCGTAATTTTCTATCTACAGGTAATCAGTTTTTAGAAGTTGATCTAGCAAAGTCACCATCAACACTTATCATAGGAACAAACGGTGCAGGTAAATCAACGATGCTTGACGCATTGTGTTTTGCTTTATTTAATCGTGCTTTTAGAGATATTAAAAAAGAACAACTGGTGAATACAATTAATTCAAATGATTGTGAAGTAGAATGTGAGTTTGAAACTGCTAACAAGAAATATAGAATTGTAAGAGGTATTAAACCAAACAAATTTGAAATTTATTGTAATGATGTAATGTTAAACCAGGATGCTTCTAACGTAGATTATCAAAACACATTAGAACAAAATATTTTAAAATGTAATTATCGTGCCTTTTGTCAAGTTGTTATACTAGGTTCTACCTCATACGAGCCATTTATGCATTTACGTGCCAGATACAGACGAGAAGTTGTAGAAGAAATATTAGACATACGAGTTTTTAGTCACATGGACCTACTATTAAGACAAAAACAAGGCGAACTAAACAAATCAGTTATTGACGTAAAACATAGATATGATTTAATGACTGAAAAATATGAGTTACAAAAAAAACATTTTGATGAAATAAAAAATAGAGATACCACAGACATAGAAAATAGAAAACAACAACTAAAAGAAAATGAACAAAGTAACTATGAGTATAATCAAAAGTTACAATTATTAAATGAAAAAATTATATCCACAAAAGCAGAGATATGGGGTGGTGAAAAAGTATTTAAAAAAGAAAGTGAATTGAATAAACTAGAATCAAAGATAGAACATAAACTTGATAGAGAAAAAAAAGACGTAGAATTTTTTGAACAAAATGATAACTGTCCTACTTGCACACAACCTATTGATGGAAGATTTAGACAAACACAAATACACGAAGGTAAGAAACAGATTAGCAAACTAGAAGAAGGATTGCAACAACTAACGGCCGAGATGGGGAGAACACAAGAACAAATAAAACAATATAAAGCAGTAGAAAAACGATTAAATGATTTAGATATATCTGTTGCAAAAATCAATACCTCTATTTCAGAAATTAATAGACACTCAAATAGATTAGATACAGAAATTGCTAAATTTGAAAATGCTGATACTAATACAAACGTTATACAAAAAGAATTAGAACAAATAAAAGAAGACTTAAAATTAGTAAACGTAGAAAAACAAAAGGCTGTAGAAGAAAAGAAATATATTGACATCGCTAGAGAAATATTAAATGACACAGGTGTTAAGGCCAATATCATCAAAAAGTATCTACCTATAATGAACAATTTAATTAATAAGTATTTACAATCTATGGACTTCTTCGTTAATTTTCATTTAGATGAAGAATTTAACGAAACAATAAAAAGTAGATTTAGAGATACTTTTAACTATAATAGTTTTAGTGAAGGTGAAAAGTTAAGAATAGACTTAGCACTACTGTTTACATGGAGAACTATTGCTAAAATGAAAAATAGTACAAATACAAATCTACTAATACTAGACGAAATATTTGATAGTAGTTTAGATGGTCAAGGAACAGACGACTTTTTTAAAATACTTAAAACATTAACAAACGAAAATACTTTCATTATATCTCACAAAGGTGACATACTATTTGATAGATTTACGAATATAATTAAATTTGAAAAGTATAAAAATTTTACGAGGTTAGCACAATGATATATGAGTTATTACCACCATCTGATCCAAGAGTACTATCAAGTATAGCACCTTTTGATATTGAAACATTTAAGAAACAAGAAAAAATAGAACTAAAAGAATTTGTAGATAATATGTTTGAAACTATGAAAAAATATGGAGGTATTGGATTATCGGCTAATCAAGTAGGCAAACCATACAGAATGTTTATAATGGGAGCTCATCCCGAAATACATAAAAGTAAAAAGTGGACTTGCATAAATCCTACAATAGTTGAAGAAAGTAAACAAACAACTAGACTCAAAGAAGGATGCTTAACTTTTCCTTTTTTATTTTTAGATATAGAAAGACCAAGTGCTGTAAAAGTAAAATACCTTGATGAAGAACTAAAAGAACAAGAAGAAGATATGATTGGTATTGTCAGTAGATGTTATCAACATGAGCTAGATCATATGAACGGTACAGTTTTTACAGAAAAGGTTAGTAAGTTTAAATTAGATTATGCTCTTAAAAAAAGAGATAAAGAAATAAGAAAGGTACAAGAAAGATGGCAATCCTCACAGAATTAGATTTACCTGAATATAAACACAGTTTATCTGAAGCTGTTGCATTTTTAGATGGCTTAAGTTATTCAGCTGTAAAAACAAAATATAATGCAAAAGGTGATTGGGATGCTATATCAATAAAAGGATATAGTGACGACATAAGTAACATTTTAAAACCAGGTGTGTTAAAATCAGATGTAGAACCTGCAGAATTAAGATGGACAAGTTTATACGAAGAACCTGCTTTATTACCTTTAAAAGAAATACTGCTACAAATACCAGCAGAATTTGAACGTGTAAGAGTAATGCGACTAAAGGCTGGGACAACAATCAAAAAACATACAGACAAAGTAGATAAAGAAATAAAAGATGGTAAATTAGTAAGATTGCATGTACCATTAAGAACAAGTGACAATGTACATTTTTATTTGTGGGAAGGCAAAGAAGAACATCATTTTAACTTACAAGTAGGAAAATATTACTATGTAGATGTATCAAAAGCACATGCTGTACACAATAAGACTGACTTTGATAGATTACATTTAGTTATAGATTGTTACATGAATCCTAAATTAAAAAACTTATTAAAACAATTTGATGAATATAATAGAAATACAGAAAATGATCCATTTAAAGATACATCCATAGAAGGAAAAGATTAGTGAAAACAAAAAAAACCTATATTCATGTAAATCAGCACGTGATTCGTGCTAACAAAAAACACGATAAGAATGATCCTGTAATTACAATTAAATCAGGTAAAAACAATACCTATTGCCATGAGGTAGAAATATTAGGCCCTAGTAAAGTTATCTACGGTGGTAATGATAAACCATTATTAAACTGTGGTGCTCGTGTAGTTATAGAAACTGAAAGTCAAGTGGAGGTAATTAAATGATATTTGCAAAAACTGAAGATTTTGATAAAGTAAAAGAAATATTTTATAGTCATAAAAAGTGGTTTCCTCATGTAAGAACAGATTATATGATGAGAATGATTAACAAAAAACAACTTATTTTAGAAGACGGTATATTGATAACGTTTCATCACGCAAAAAGAAGACAAAAAATAGGTGATGTGCAACTAGAAAAAGGCAATACTGTATTACACCAGATTGCAAGTGATTCGCCAGGTTCAGGTACTGCTCAAGCGATACTAAACAATTTCTTTGATTATTGCCCTAGTGATGTGTTTTTATCAGTAAGAGCTGACAACTTGACAGCAAACAAATTTTATGTTAAAATGAATATGAATTTAATCGGGAAAACTACTTGGGCAAAAGGTAGTATCCCTGGAAACGTATATGTCAAACGCAAAAGAAGTAGTTAGAGATTGGAAAGATAATAAAGGATTCCCATACTATCCTGAAGATAGAAAATGGCGTAATGATGAATTTCAAAAATTATTATCATTTAATAGAGATACCATATTAGATACACAGAATAAAATTATAGGTCAATCAACACATGGGTTAACACTTGCATGGTCTTATATGCACCACGCATGGGGTATTAAATGTGGTAAAATGAAAACACCTATGGACATATGGGAAGACGAAGAACATTTAGAAAAAGGCATTAGTAAAATACTTACAGGAACTTTCTTTACTAAACGAGAAGCACATAAAATTACAGAGTCAGATATGAGAGCTATGTTGCGAAGATATAGTGGCACTCAAATGGTATCTAATTTTAGACCTACAGCAGCCGCAACTTTATATGATATATTTGTAGAAAAAGATAGTCCACTAGAAGGAACAGAAGCAGGTACAGTTTGGGATCCTAGTATGGGTTATGGTGGTCGTTTAGTGGGTGCAATTGCAGCTGGTGTTAATTACATAGGCACAGACCCTTGTGTTCCTACATATGCAGGTTTAGAAAAGATTAGAGATGAGTATGGTCACTCTCATAAAAAATATGTGCTGTTAAAACAAGGTAGTGAAACTTATATACCTACTCAAAATAGTTTAGACTTTGTATTTACAAGTCCACCTTATTTAGGACACGAACAATATGGTGATGAACCAGAACAATCATTTAATAAATTTAAACAACAAGATGAATGGCGTAATGGTTTCCTATTACAAACTATTAAAAATGCACACACAGGTCTAAAACCTGGCAAAAGAGCTGCGTTTAATGTTGCAAATGTTAAATCATATAAAACATTTGAGGAAGATACATATGATTGTATGGTTGAGGCAGGATTTAAAGATATAGAAATATGGTGGTTGTCATTATCAACACAACAAGGTACACAAACACAATCTACACTAGATGGTGATTCTGTAGAGTCCAAACAAAAGAATAATTATATAGGTCGATTCGCAAGACCTGACATTCCAGGACGTAAATACGAGCCAATATTCATAGGAATTAAATAAAAAATCATATGTTCTTGTTTTGTTCTCAAAATTATTCCTAAAAACCTAGTAAATACGTTACCTTTAGTGCTTGACTTTTAGAGTGTTTTAATATAGCATAAGTGTATATTATGAATAAAAACACTATGACAAATAAATCACAACTTGCAAAACTACTTGCTACAGAAAATATTGAAGTACAAGAAAACAAAGTACAAACTGCTTCGTTTGATGTAGTCAATAGAATATTAACAATCCCTATCTTTAAAGAAGAACAAAAATCTAAACATGTTTATGACATGTTGGTTGGCCATGAGGTATCTCATGCTTTACATACTCCTGCTGAGTCATGGAAAGATATGGCAAATAGAACTAAAGAATTTAAATCATTTGTAAACGTTATTGAAGACGCTAGAATTGATAAACTTATACAGAAAAAATATCCTGGTCTTACTGATGACTACATCAAAGGTTTTGATAAAATGTATAAAGATAATTTCTTTGGCACTAAAGGTAAAAACATACAAACTGATTATGCACTAATCGACAAGATCAATTTATACTACAAATCATCTAAAAAACTTAACTTTAAATTTTCTAATAAAGAAAAAATGTTAGTTGACGCTGTTGATAAATGTAAAACGTTTGATGATGTTTTAAAACTATCTGAGGAAATACTTGGGTATTGTAAAGATGAATTGAAAAAACAACCGCAATTACAAAAAATTTATACACCATCTAATGAAAAAAATGAAGATACTGATTCTAATACAGAATCAAATGATAGTAAATCTATAGATGAAAAATTAGAAGAATGGTTAGAAAAAAAATCAGAGTCAGATAAATCAGATGATGAGGCAAACAAAAAAGACTCTAAACAAATTGGTGGTAGTGGTGCAGGTACAACTGATAATACACCAAGTGAGTTAACACCTCTTACTGCTGAGATGTATGAAACATCGGTTAAAGGCATTACTGATGATACTGCTCATAATAGATGTTATGCTGAACTACCAAAAGTTAATCTTAAAAAATTGATTATTCCTTATAAAAAATTTATTAAAGATATTGCGATTTATGATAAATCATATAACAATACAGAACATGATAAACAACAAATCAACAAGGCAAAGATTAGAACTCAAAAATTTATGAAAGAGTCTTCTAATGTTGTTAACT